AATGCGGTAGTAACATCATTCACGCTTTCTGGCAGTTGCGAGGCTAAAACCTGAATTGCATCAAAGGCCGCCGCCGCATCTTTAGCGCTACCTGTTACGGTTTTAAGGCTCGATGTGAGTATGCCGGTTTGACGTTCAGTCTCAATAAGTTTTCCGACAATATTGCCAGCACCCAATGCACCAGCAGCCGCTGCAAACGCTGCGCCAACCCCACCCATAGCGCGACTTACGCGGGTTTCGGTTCGCTGCCCTTGATCTGCCAAGCGGTTAAGCTCACGCCCTGCGTTTTGTAGGTCGGTTATGTCGGCGCGGATGCCAATTTCGGCTATGTCTGTCATGGGCAAATACCTATTAAGATTTTTGGCATTATAGCGTAGAACTATCAAAAAAAAGCCAGCTTATTAGGCTGGCTTAGGTTTCTTTCTTGGCTTGGCTTGGTCGGTTTTTGGTAAAGCTCCGGCTGATAGCGCTTTGAACTTGGAAGCTACACTTTCCCGCATTGCTGCCAATGCCTCTTGCGAATCATCAACCCATGGCGGTAATGCGGACGGGCTTTGTCCGTCATGGTAAGCAGTACAATAAGCGCGACTCATGTTAATAATCATTTTGCTCTCCCAAGGGGTTAAAACTGCCCCAGATTGATCGCTGTAGTTTCTTAACTCTGTCCACGTTATCGGTACTGCACCGTTAGCACCGTTTAACACCATTCCCGATTCGTAAAACAACTCCAAAACGTACTCATGCGAATCAAGCTCCGGCATTTTTAGTTCGGGCGCATTTGGATGCGATTCCGACAGCCTCTTTATTCTTGATCGCGTTTCATCTTCTTTATTCAATCTGTATGGGGCGTGTAACCACCCCATATGCCGAACATATCTCAATAACTGTTCGGCTGTTACGCCAAAAAATTAGCGCGGTTCATTATTGCTCGGTTGATTTGCTCATAAATCCATTGGAACCGCATATCGCTATAGAGCTTGATTGCGTTTTCTTTGGAAAATGGAAAATCTTTGCCGTCCAGCTTGAAGTTGTCAGTCCAGCCAACTGTATAACCTGCAATGCGCTCAATTGCTTCGGCTTCTTCTTCTTCAACGCTTTTAACGCGCTTTTTAACATTGCTTTGGGCTTGTTTACGAGCCTCGGCAATATCAGCTTTAAACTTTTTCGAATCTTGCCCAAGGATAAAAAACTGGATTGGCTTGTTATCAGTACCCTCAAGCACATCGCCCAAAGGTGACACCAAGTTGATCGCCGCGCCTTTATCCGCAAGGGTGGCCGTATCGAATTTAGAAAGATCAAAAGACATATAAACCTCATCAAAGTTGTCATCCAAAAGGATGGCCCGCTGGAGCGGATGAATCTCCCCCACGCGCGTGGGTGCGGGCCAAATTCTAAGCATTAAAAAGAAAGCAGGCTTGCAACCAGTCCAGTGCCAGTAGTAATAGCAATGGTGCCCTTGAGGTATGCCTTAATAGTATCCAATGGGATAGCCTTTGTAGCGCCTGCTGCAATAGAACCTACTGCGTAGCCGCTTGATACATCGACACTACCAACGCCAGCAACAGGAATGGTAGTAGCGCCATTCCCATCAATCACCGGGGACAATGCGCCGCCAGTTGGGTTGCGCAATATTAAAACCTGCGATGCAGTTGCAACGTAGGTAAAAGTATCAGCAGTTCCGGTTAAAGTTGTTTCGGTCATGGTGCGAACACCAGAGCCGCCCATGCTTGTAGCTGCAATAGTAGCCATAATCTACTCCTCTTATACTACGTCAAGAACTGGTGAGTTAAGCTCAACGGTAGCATTTGCGCCTACCACTGTATTTGAGCCGCCAATATTTGTAGTGTAACCAAACACCATCCCACGGAAGTACTGAGTAAGGCCGGTTGGGTGGGTAACGCGCCAGCTGTGTACGGTGTATTTAGCAGCACCATCAGCACCCGCTTTCAGGATGATTTGACCAGCGTCATCAATGTCACGGCCAAGCTGCAAAGGCATAGACCCGTAGTTGATCTGACCCTTAAACTTTTGAGTGTAACCCTTGTCGATTGCGTCATGGTTCACAACAGCAGCAGACGGGCCAATCTCGCCGATATTCACAACTTCGCCGATGTTGGTGTAAGTTAATGCCTCATAACCTGCTTCATCTTCTGTAGCTGGTGCGGAGGTTGTAACGCCTATGGTAATACCTAAGGAAGTATTCACGCTCATTTTAAAACCCTCAATATTGAATAAATAAAACTAATGGCCATCATCCGACCGATAGTTTATCACAATATTGCTTTTAATAAAGCAACGCTATGAAAGGGCTGCATAGCCTATTGACAGGCTTATAATCTGATGGGTGTTATCGTAACGAGTTGAGGAGCGGCTTACCTCTTTGATTTTCAGAGATTGCCCGGCATTGGTTAGGGTTAGTCCGCGAGGGAATGCGGTTTGAATCAGCGCGCACAATTCCAATGATGACCATTTGCCGCCGTTTTTTGGGGTGCATACGTCCACCTGATAGATTCCGTCTTTTTGCTGGTATCCGTTGGCAGGGATTGCAGCGCTAAACGTATCACCGGATAGATCGTACTCTTTGCAATAAGCTGTGTTTGGGCTTGGCGTGTAGGCTGTACCGCCATCAACGACAAGATGCGGCAAACCCACAACGGTTTTTAGTTGGGTTAGTAGTGCCTGCGCTATGGCTCGTTCGTTAATCATCGGGCAACCTTCCTAATTTCATCAGCGAGTATGTTTTCCCATGCTGCCACGGATACGCGAACCATGCCAGCGGGGGCTTGGGCTGAGTCGCCATACTCCAAACCTTTTGCATAGGGTAGCGAGTTGGTGAAATAGAAGTGCTCGCGGAATGTTAGCCCATTTACAGACATTTTTAGACGGTTAATTGCCGCTTGCCCGCTTGGGTCAACACTCATGTTCACAGTGGTATTTGCTGTCCCGTATGCTGCCAGCCAGTTACTTCTAAATCTGCCAGTATCCACTGGGGACTTAACCACGATTGCGGTACTGATTCGCACCAAAGACTCTTTAACCACCGTTTCCATCTTTTGGTTAGTAAGATTGGCAAATCTGCGTAAATCGGATGCAAAGGTCATTATTTTTTATCTATCAATGGTAAACCTATGTCATCAATCGAAGACCCGCCCAAGATAATATCTTCCTGACTTATATCCAAGGCAACAACTATAGTTGCATAAACTGGCTTATCCGCCTCAATTTTTAGGCTTAATGACACAATATCTTTAATCTCTGCCCCGTCATGATTAAAAACCCTTGTGCCCAAACCTGTAAACACACCTTTGCGGGTCAAATCTTCTTTTTGCTGCTGTGAAAAACTTATTGTAATAGCCATCTCTACGCCCTCAATTGTAATTTATGATAAACCTTAATGCCGCCCACTGATTTGAGTGAGTCAACTTTAACAACGCGCAATAACTCGCTATTTATTTGTGTAAGCATCCCCACCAAAGGCTCTCCATCGGTATCAAAAAACACAAATGAGTCGCTCATCAAAACATTAGACCCGTCAATCTGATCTTTTTTATATTGCAGCTTTGGGGTAATTATACCGCTCAATGTTACTTGCGGGATTGTCGCCATTGGCAAGCCTGTGTCTGGGTCGTTGCCCGAAACAGCAGGCGAGTAGACTGTGCCAGCCGCGCCAAACTTAGCAATAATGCTTGATGCGGTTGCCGCTGCTTTGCCGTAATCAAATGCCATTATAAAAGCCTCGTTACGCGACCAAATCCAGTCGATTGCTTTAGGTATGGCTTAAGCAGGTTTTCAAGTTCAGCAGGCAGCACACGGCTAAAAGTCTGCGCGCTGCCTTCTGCGTATGTTTTCTCGGTTTCGAGTACGTCCAATTTATCGCGCTCGCTCAATACATCACCCGATACGCTGATCGCCGTTGTATCAACTAGCAAAGCGTTATTCATATGCAGCCAAGCCGCGTAAGCCGTTGCCTGCTTAACTTTGAGCGGTAGCCCTACGCTATCACGGGGAAACTCTAGCGCCTGCGTAGTGGTGAGCTTATTGCC